TTTGCCCCTACTGCCGTCGTGTGTAATGGCGATGCGCTGGACGGGGCTTCTATAAGCCGTTTTCCTCGTACTGATTGGAGTAAGCTGCCAACCATGAAAGAGGAATTAGAAGCCTGTCAATATTATTTAGGTCAAATTGAATCAGTTGCTAAAGGTGCTAAATTGTTTTTTCCCATGGGCAATCACGACCAACGCTTAGAAGCTAACATTGTGGCTAATCTTCCATCTTTTGAAGGTATACCTGGCACTAGCCTTAAAGACTACTTTCCTATGTGGAATCCTTGCTGGTCTTTTTGGGTAAATGAAGATACTTGTATTAAGCATCGTTGGAAAGGTGGTTGGACAGGCGGTAGAAATAATGCCGTTAACTCAGGGGTCAATATGATTACTGGGCATACCCATGTACTTAGCGCCATTCCATTTAATGATTACAACGGCACACGCTGGGGAGTTCAAACAGGTACGCTTGCAGACCCTAATGGTCAACAGTTTAGCTATACAGAAGATACCCCTAAAGATTGGAATAGTGGCTTTGTAATGCTTTCTTTTGAGCGTTCTAAACTATTGCAGCCTGAAATGATTAGGGTTTGGGGTGAGGATGAAGTTGAGTTTAGAGGTAAGATACATCAAGTATGAAGCTTAGTCCAGCTATCCTCAAAAACCTATATAGTGCAATTTACTGCATGAGGCCGTTTTGTACTTGGAAAAGTATGCCTTTGCCAGAAGAAATACACTTTATAGTAAATCAAGACCCTGAATTTATGGGTACATATTTATACGATGATGGTGGTGAATTTGAGCATACCATTACTATTTCTTCTGCTCGATGTGGGACTCTTGATACTGTTCTAAAAGTGCTTTTGCATGAAGCAATCCATATGAGTCGGCACAAGAGTTCTCGCTGGACACATCACGATAAGGAGTTTCGTAAGCGAGCGCACCGTATAGCGTCTGAAATTGGTTTTGTAGACCCTCTTGAACTTTAATACGGTCTTCCGTAGTGAATGTCGTCATTAGCTAGTTTCCTTTCCAAGTTTTTGGCTGACTCTTTCCAATAGCTCCTCACAGGATATTTGGTATTTTCTTTCAAAACCTTTGACACCCAATCCGTGAAGCCCATCGTTTCCCCTATGGTGAGCTGGGCATAAAGGCAAGATTGGGGATGTAGCCCGAACAGCTCCATACCTTCTAACATGATGGAGTTCTGACGGTGTGCCTTCAATCCCAAAGAATTCGGAGCATAGAATACATCCGAGTTCTGCAATCTTATTGAGAGTGTTCTTTTCATCTTTAGTTGCCATCAGCTAATTGATACCATTGTCTATAAAATTCTTTAAATGTAGCAAAAGAATTACCGCATTTTAAAAATTGACCATCTTTGGTAATTTGCCAAAAACCATCAATAACTGTTTCATTATCAGTATTGCCTACAATGATAGTAACAATAAATCCTTCTTTTTTTGCTAAAGATTTGAGCATAATTTTTTGGCCTTCACTTAGCTTTTCACCAGGTTTTTTCCATTCCATTATCAAAAATTGACCATTGCGTTCTGCAATACCATCAAGGTCACATGGTAGAAAACCAGGATTAGTAGGTATTAAGCCTTTAAAGTCTGCATAGTCTGTATGAGTAGCAAACATATTACGCATTAGTTTTTCAGCCATTGTTCTTTCAATGCCCTAACGCTGGCAATCTCCAATCTAATAGTTTCATCGGCAAGGTCATGGGCTATTTTTGTAGCTAAATCATATTTACATTTTGTTGTTGCAGAGTAGTATTGCTTCATAAGTTTTTGAATTTTAAGGTAATTCTCTGAATAATCGTTCATTTAGTTAATCTTTCAATATTTCTGTTGTTTGCTTGCTCTGTACGCCATGTTTCCCAACGCATCTCCGCACTTCTGATTTGCCATCTAAGCGCTTCTGCTTGTTCTGTGGCTATTCCAATGGCTTTACATAGCTCTTGATATTCTTGACTTGCGTAGGCTTCCATTTCTTTTGCGGCAATGCTAGAACCTTCTGCTTGGGAAGCTTTAATTGCTTTAAGAGAATGTCTAAAATTTTCCAACTCTGCAAGTCTGCCTTTTGCAGCCGCATAATCTGGCGCTTTCTTGAAAATGAAGTCGATTGCATCATTTGGGTCGTAATCTTTCATTTAAGATTCATCCATAGGCCAACTTGGGCGGCAGCGTAGCCAATCCAAATCAAAGCATTACTGTTTGAACCTTTAAAATATTGAGCTAAGCCTACAACTAAATACCCAAGCCCTGTTGCTGCGACAATATACCTTTCAAGCATCCCCATTCCCCTTTGTTGCCAGCTTGCCAAGCTGTATAAAAATCATTCAATAATGGTATTGGTAGGTTCTTTTCACTAATGTAGTTTCTAAACCACGTCAATCCTTTTTTGTGCCGTAAAGCACAAAGATACCTTATGCCACACTCATGTTTAGCTTTTTCAAGCACTTTTCTTTGAGAGTCTGGTAAGTATCATAACCATTGCCGATAACACCAAGTTCCCTAGCTTTAGCTTCAATACCTTCATTAGTAAACATCCATTTTTTATCACTTTTTTCTCTCCTAGGTTCAATTACTATTTCATCTTCGTAACGCTCACCATTTAACCATGAACTAGCATGGGGTATAAATTCTAACTCAGTTTCTTTGGCTTTCCAGTATTCGCAATGTGTGTTAATTGCTTTTGCTGCCAATAATTGCTGCTCTGCACTAAGTTTAGCCCAAGCTTTCCTGGCATTGGCCTTGGCTATCTTTCTTGGATATAAAGACCAGAATTCATCAAACATTTCTGTGATACCTGTCAAGTGGGTTATTAATCATTGCTTTAATAAGTTCATCTATATTAAAGAACCATTGAATTACTTTCATGCCATCATGCTGCATGATTGTAAAACTCATTTCTCTTGTGCCTTTCTTAAGTCAACAATTTCGATGTCTTTCCATTCAACTTCACCTGTCAAAATGTCTATCCACGCTTGTTGTAATACTTTGGTTGATGGCTTGACTACTTTGCCTACGTTATCTATGTTTACATAAAATGGGTCTTGATAAGCATCTTTAATAGCCCATCTAAATGCTGGTTCTGCACGAATTACACTCATTTCTCTTGTGCCTTTTCTAATTCATGTACTCGACTCATAGCCTGTGTTGCTAGGTTGTGCATGTCTTTATATTTGCGTTTCAACGCCTCAATTTCAGCTTGTTGCTGACGTAGCATGGTGGCTATTTCTTCATCTGTTAGTTCTTTTACTGGGTGGGTATAGAGTGGGGTAAGGTCATCTACTGGAAAAAAACTATTCTTATCAAAGTAATTGCCTTTGCCGTCTGTCCACGCTACTGGTTCATTGTTCATTGCATCACCCTAACGCTAGGTACTGTAGGTGGGCTTGGTGGTACTAAATAACCTGTATTACCAACCACCGCAGTAGTTACACCTTGTGGGGTCGCAATAACAATTTGACCTGGATAGAAAGTAGCTGTTTGAGTAGTAACGCCCATTGGGTTAACAAACTGAGCTGTTTTGCCGTTAATTTGTACCGTACCCACATTGTTACCACGGGCATCAGTCATTGGTATTGTTTGAGCTTTAGCTGGTATGCCATAAGCAAATAAAGTACCTAATACTGCACCTAATAAACAAGCGCCTAAAAAATCTTTCATGTAATTCCCCTTTAGTTAAACAACAACCATAGGTTAAAAAGATTAATCTTTAAAGTCTATTAGTATTTATCCTTAGTTGTTAAAATACAACTTCCAAGAGGTTTGAGCGAACCTAGCCTACCTAGGTTGCCTTCATAGTTCTTCCATTGAGGAATCGCTAACCCGTCAGTCTTACATGGTATAGGCACTAACTTCGCCACCTATATTGCGCTGTTTCAACCATTACCCCCAGTAGCGCTATTAATCCTATCCCCTGGTATGTCGTTAGAGCCTCGAGATAGGAAGATGAGTTTACTCTTTATTTAAATCTTCTTGCAAGCCAAAAGCGTTGTATTTTAGCAACTCAGGCCAAATTAAATAAAAGTTTTTAGGAAACAGGTCTTGCCTAGTAACTAATCCATGACTAGCTTCTTCAATCCTTGCTCCTAAAAGCATAAATTTATCAGCTGGTATACCCCTTATACGCCAGTTAGATACGGCTGCTGGGTCTACTTTGCACATTCTTGCTACTTTTGCAGTACCACCTAAAAGGTCAATCATTGCTGTGTCTGTAAGTTTTAATTTAGTGTCCATTCACAAAGTTTAACTTAATTGTTGTTTATTTGCATAGACTTTACTTTTTTAATTTACTTGTGTTAATATTCTTCTATAGCAATTTTGCTATGCCATTAAAGGGGAATTTTATGGGTGAATTAAACCAACTAATGCTAGAACATGAAGAATTTTTAGAGTCAGCTTTAGATGATATGGAATATGGCGGTGAACTTACACAAGAACAAGTGGACTGTATTCGTCAAGCTTGTGGCAAACCTAAACACAATGTAGTGCTTAAAAGTTTGTTTGATGACTTTGGCACAATCTTTGGGGGCAACCATGCTTAATCATTCAGATAGTATTGCTAACTTAGCCAAAGCACTATCAATCGTACAAGGGAAACTTACCTATGCTAAAAAAGATTCTGCTAATCCTTTTTTCAAAAGTAAATATGCAGACCTTGAGTCTGTTTGGGATGCTTGTCGTGATTTGTTGGCTGACAATAATTTGGCTGTGGCTCAATTCCCTGGGACTTATTCAGATTTAGATAAGTCTATGTCTTTAACAACATTGCTGACCCATAGCTCTGGCGAATGGATTAGTCAAGAAATGTCTGTACCAGTAACTAAACCTGACAGTCAAGGATGCGGAAGTTGCCTTAGCTACATGAGGCGTTATGCTCTCGCAGCGGTGGTCGGGGTGGTTCAGAGTGATGACGATGGTAATGCAGCAAGCAATAAAACAATTAATCAACCAGCAGTAAAAGCAAAGGAAATTTAAAATGGCCTACGAAATGAAGGAAGGCAGCGCTTCGCTGTTTAAAAATTCACGCAAGACTAGCGATAATCACCCAGACTACACAGGGTCAATCATGTTGCAAGGAAAAGAACATTACCTTAGTGCATGGATTAAAGAGTCAGCAAAAGTTGGCAAATATTTTAGTATTTCTGTTGGAAAAATTAAAGAACCAGTAGGTTTTACACCTAAAGGCTCTGACGAATTGCCAAAAAATACTATTGAAGATGATGTACCGTTCTAGGGGATAACATGAAAACCGCTATTAATGACATTATTCAACAAAACATTGAGTCAATCCATGATGAGGACTTTCATGTTGATGAAACAAGGCAGTTAATATCTATGACTACTGAAGGGTTGATTAGTGTTATTAATACGGTTGTCAAGGTAGCAGCAGAAAAGGTAACAGACGCTGCCGAAAGAGAAGCAATTTTAAAGATGTGTAATTAAATACACAATAAAATGTACATAAAGGGAAATATATGTCAGAGCATTGGTATTGCGCCAAAACAGGCGAACCACGCTATACCACCATTGGTAAAAATGGAAAAGAAAGAAGCACCACGCTCAGAGACGCAAAATCAGCACCAGGCACACTTGTGCCAAGCGTATCAACTATTATCGGACTGCTATCGAAAGCAGGGCTTGATACATGGAAACAAACAGAGGTACTCTATGCCGCTACTGAGTTTCCACGCTTAGACGGTGAACCTGAGAAAGAATGGGTAACCAGAATATTAGAGCTTGCCAAGCGTAAATCTAGGGAAGCTGCCGATAGAGGCACATT